AGTGTCGTACAGCACCAGAAAGCACGATTGCAACCCAACCTTTGAGGACGGGACAAACAGCGTTAGAGGTGATCCGCCTACGGGCAGGGACGGTTGAGCTACCGAGTCGAGATACCCACGACTAAAAGCACTGCTGATTACTGAGGTTGCATGGACGATAGCGTACCGGATGGACAGGGATCACCCTACGTCCTCTAAATGACAACTATGACCAAAATTTGAGGTGACTCATGGGTGAGCTAGACCCAAGAACATTTGTTGGAGAAACAGCGGAAGATTTGCAAAATGAAATCGCCGTGATTGAGAAATTCTGCAAAAAGTTTAACGTCAAGTATTTCAAGATGAGTAAATATGAACGAGTCGATTTTGTTCTGTACAGAGGCGAAGCACACAAAAGGCATGTTGTTGCAGTTGCTGAAGTCAAAACTAGATACGATCATAATTTTTTTGATTGGGGCGATCTTTTTTGCCCACTACATAAAAAAGCTCATTGCGTAATGTACGCAGAAGCAATCAATGTTCCTGCGTTCCTGATCAGTAAGCACAACGATGGTATTTTTTATGTTGATATGCGAGAGCCATTTCATGATTGCAGGATCATCAAAGACCCAAGAAGCCGCAATGATTCGGATGAAACACCATGCGTAACTTGGATGGGCGATCTAATAAAAGAGCTAACATAGGATCAAGAATATGCAACTAAGACCACATCAAGAACTGGCGATACAGATGCTGAGAGACAGTCTGGCGTCAGGCAAGAAAAGACCACTGCTTGCGGCTCCATGCTCATTCGGCAAGACAATTACAGCGGCGGCTATGCTCAAGTCAGCACTCGACAAAGGTAAACGCGGCATCTTCATCTGTGATCGCATCAAGCTCGTCCAGCAGTCACTGGAAGCGTTTGGCCGTCATGGCTTACCATTCGGTGTTATGCAGGGTAACCATGAGCTAACCAATCCACACGCGCCGATACAGATCGCATCGATCCAGACGTTAGCCCGGCGGAAGAACATGGTGGACTTTGACTTTGCCATCGTGGATGAGTGCCACACCTTGTATGAGTATCAGAAGAAGATGATGGAGGCATACGACAACATCCCGTTCATTGGTTTGTCAGCCACTCCATTCAGCAAGGGACTCGGCAGGTACTATGATGACCTAATTGTCCCGGCAACAGCAGAGCATCTGTTAGGTGAAGGCTACCTATGCCCAGTTGATTACTACGGCGGGCGCAAGATTGCGCTGAAAGGTATCAAGACCAGAACACTGTCTACTGGCGGGTCAGACTATGATCCTGAAGCATTGTCAGAAGCGATCGAGAAAGACACCACTTTGGCAGGAGATATCGTCAAGAACTGGGTCAAACATGCCTGGGGACGCCAAACGATTGCATTCAGCCCATCGATCAAGCACTCCAAGTTTCTTGTCGAGCAGTTTCGAGCCATTGGGGTGAAGGCCGAACACATCGATGGATACATGGATGACGAAATACGCCAAGAACTCTATGAAGCGCATGACGCAGGTGAGTTTGCGATCCTGTCCTGCTCCCGGCTACTGAACACTGGCTATGACGCGCCGCAGGTTAGCTGTCTGATCGACTGCTTCCCGACTAAGTCACACATCGCATATGTTCAGCGAGCAGGCCGGATCATGCGGACAGCGGACGGCAAAGAGAACGCCGTATACCTCGATCACGCCGGTAACGTGAACAGGTTTGGATTTGCTGAGGCCGTAGTGCCATCAGAGCTAGACGATGGAACCAAGCGATTCCAAGAGAAACAGCAGGTCAAAGAAAAGAAAGAGCCAAAGGTGCAGGAATGCCCGCAGTGCTACCGGCAGATGGTTGGTGTGCGCTGTGGTTGCGGCTACGAGCTACCGATGACCGCACAGATCAAGCATGACGGCGCAGAGCTAGAACGTCTAACCAAAGAAGCCAACAAGATCTACACGACTGAGCGCAAATCAGAGTGGCTCGGCGAGCTACAGTATTACGCCAAGACTCGCGGCTACAGCCTAGGTTGGGCGGCGCATAAGTACCGCGCCAAGTTTGGTGTATGGCCTAACAAGATCACCGCATCTCGTGTTGATGGAATGTCAGACGAGGTCAATCGGTTCATCAAGAGCCAGAACATAAGACATGCATACGCAAGGATGAAAAATGACAGTAGAAACGATCCTCAACCAATTCAGCAAAGTGCGTAACTCTGGGCAGGACAAGTGGAGAGTTCCATGCCCGGTACACAATGGCAAAGGTTTCAACATGAGCATCAAGGAATGCGCTGACGGCACAGTGTTAGCTCATTGCTTTGTGTGTGGAGCAGACGGGCCAAAGCTCGTGCAAGCTCTCGGCCTAGAGATGGCAGAGATATTTCCGCCAGACAATAACTATATCCGCCCGGTGTTTAGCAAGAAGATGCAACAGGAAGCCCTAGAAGACGAGATCGTCCTGAGCATAGCCGGTGAGACGCGGAAGCTAACACTTGAAGATAAACGCCGTGTACGTTTGGCTAAGGCAAGGCTTGAAGGTATCGCACAAATAAAAAATGCATCATGATCAACTTAAAGTGTTGCACTGAGTATTTGATTGTGGTCTAATTGTTATGTCGAAATTGAAATGTAATTAGGAGAACGACATGAAAGTATTCAAATTTGACCCAAAAACTGGCAAGCGCGGCGAACTGATTGATGAGATTCGCTTACCTAGCACATTCGGACAAACTATTGAATTTGCTCAATCTAAAGGTGTTCAGACGCATCTTTCTTACAAGAAGCCTGCGAGCTTTGGCGATATGTTCTGGGAGTCTCACATCTACATGGGCCGTGATGACAACAAGGGTGAGCTTGTTACTTCAAAGTACGACTGTTGGGTTTGCTGTTGCAGTGGCAAGTATTTCGATAAATGGCAGTGGAACATCATCCCGCCATATAACGAACTAACAAAGAATTTGGAGGCCGCGTAAGCGGCTCTTGGGGGTTCACATGGCAGAAGCATTTGTCTTAGTTTTCGGCCTCGCTACCGCGTTTGTGGTAGCAGGGGTCATTGGGTTAGTCGGTGATTGGTTGACCAAGAAGTGGGGTGGCGAATGAGCATGCCTAAGCATCCATCCTGTCCCAACTGTGGGGACAACTTACTCAGGGAACACCTGAACATGGGCGATGAGGTCTGCAGATACTGCGGGCCAACTCGTGAGCTAGACACTTACGGTGAGCTAGAGAAGAAACAATTTGACGCATGGTACTCAGCGTACCTCGATGAGAAAGGTGGAGAATGAACAACAAGGCAATGAACGAGCCAACAGTGGACGATGTGATGAGCCACTGGAGCAAGTGCGGATCGATCAAGGACACCGCTGAACACTTTGACAAGACCTACAAGTCAGTCGAGATCATGGTTGCACGTTACAAGTACAACTATGAGCGGAGCTTCAACTTCCCGCACATCATCCACGCCAAGAGGTTCGGAGCATAATGGAATTTGTCTGCGCTTTAATCATCACTGTGTCACTACTGGTCTGGCTATGCCTATGGTGGGACGCCAACGAGAAGTCGAAATGAGTACGATCTGGAGAGCAGTCAGCAAGAAGCGTGGTTGGGTAGTGCATTTCGGAAACCACAGAGACCTAAACGCATTCTTGTATTCCAATGGTGCGTCTGACTACGAGGTAGACAAACTTGAATACTCAAGAAAAATAGACATCATCAAGATGCTAAATGGCAGTGCCTTATGTGGTTGGGTCAACGGGAGAAAGCGTAAGTGAGATTCACTGACCTGATGTCGGCGTTTGAAGAGATGGAGTATCTCGTCCATACCACTGGCCGCACATTCAGGATTATCCACTCAGGCACTAAGACTCCGGCCTATCATGTAGTCCAAAAGGCAGGCAGTGCCAAAGTCCCGTTCCTGATCGCAGAACTCAATTGTCGCAACGTAGTAGGTGACGAGCAGATACAGAAAAGCCGTGGGAGAAAGACCCAGAAGAAAATGGTTGGCAAGAAAGAGATCACCAAGGATGGCCTCTACCAATACAGCGCACCATCGAGAGCAAAGTAGAACGTGTTAGCGCAATCGTGTTATAAAGCGCCTATCAACACTTTGGACGCTATAGGCACAGAGATGGCAGGTGGAAGACCAACCAAGTACAACGCGACAATCCAGAAAAAGGCAGAGGACTACATCAAGAATCTGCCAGAGGATGAAGTCGTACACAGCATTGAAGGACTCGCAGATCACATCAACGTGGCCCGGTCTACAGTCTACAAATGGCGTGATGAGATTGAAGAGTTTTCGGACACGTTAGAGACAATCCTGAGAAAACAGGCTAAGACTTTGATCAACCGAGGGCTTGCAGGTGAGTTCAATGCGCCGATGACCAAGATGATGATGAACGTCAACCACGGCTACAGAGAGCGCACAGAGCTAGACAATCTTTCGAGTGATGGATCGATGTCGCCACAGAAGATCGAGCGGGTCATCATCGAGGCTACGCAGGTTTGA